CGGCGGTGTTGCGTGGGGTGCTAGGCAGCGCGCGGTAGGTTGGCTTTGATTAAACCTTTCCGCTTTAGAACGGTTTTCAGACAAGCGCAGACCATGACGGCGGTTGGTGCAGGCATAAAGGAGCTTTGAGGCATGGTGTTCGATTTTCTGAAGCGCACGGCCCCCGTGGTGGAAACCAAGGCTTCGGCCACCGGGCGCGTGGTGGCCTGGGGAAGCTCGGGCCGGGTGGCGTGGAGCCCGCGCGATCTGGTGTCGCTGGCGAAAACCGGGTTTCAGGGCAATCCGATGGGGTTTCGTGCCGTCAAGCTGATCGCCGAGGCTGCCAGTGCAATGCCGCTGGTGTTGCAGGACGAGGAGCGGCGGTTCGACAGCCATCCGGTGCTGGATCTGATCCGCCGCCCGAATGGCGCGCAGGGCCGGGCCGAGTTCCTGGAGGCGGTTTATGGCCATCTTTTGCTGTCGGGCAATGCCTATATCGAGGCGGTGCCAGGCGCGGGGGCGGTGCCGGGCGAGTTGCATGTGCTGCGCTCGGATCGCATGGCGCTGGTGCCGGGGGCGGATGGCTGGCCGGTGGCTTATGATTACTCGGTCGGCGGGCGGACGCATCGGTTTGCGATGACCCCCGAGTTGCAGCCGATCTGCCATATCAAGACCTTCCACCCGGCGGATGATCACTATGGCTTCAGCCCGTTGCAGGCGGCGGCGGTGGCGATTGATGTGCATACCTCGGCGAGTGCCTGGTCAAAGGCGCTGCTGGACAATGCCGCACGGCCCTCGGGTGCGATTGTCTACAAGGGCGCGGATGGCCAGGCACAGCTTTCGACCGATCAGTATGACCGGCTGGTGTCCGAGATGGAGATGCACCATCAGGGCGCGCGCAATGCGGGGCGGCCGATGTTGCTGGAGGGGGGCCTCGATTGGAAGCCGATGGGGTTCAGCCCTTCGGATATGGAGTTTCAGCAGACCAAAGAGGCGGCAGGGCGCGAGATTGCCACGGCCTTTGGTGTGCCGCCGATGCTGATGGGCATCCCTGGCGATGCGACCTATGCGAATTATCAGGAAGCCAACCGGGCGTTTTACCGGCTGACCGTGCTGCCCTTGGTGGCGCGGGTCACGGCGGGGATTTCGCATTGGCTTTCAACCTTTACCGGCGAGTTGGTGGAGTTGCGCCCCGATCTGGATCAGATCCCGGCGCTGGCGGTGGAACGCGATCAGCTATGGGCGCGGGTGGGCGCTGCGGCTTTCCTCAGCGAGGTGGAAAAGCGCATCCTGCTGGGCCTGCCGCGCTTGCAGGAGGGGGCATGACTCCGCCGCGCAAGGCGTCTGACGGCTCGCGCTATCTGTATGACAGTTTCGATGCCGCCGCCGCGCGCATTGAGGCGAATGAGCGGGTGGCCGAGGAGCGTTGGGCGGCGCTGGATTACCGGTTGGCGCAGATTGATGCGGTGCTGGAGCGGCTGGAGAAGCGGATCTGGGTCGGCGTTTACGGGGTTGCGGCGTTTTTGCTGGCCCAGATGGCCGAGGCGGTGATGCAGGCGGCGAGCAAGTAGCGCGGCAAAGTAGGGCGGCGAGCAAATGAAGGGGGATGCGATGAATTGGAAAATGCAAGGCGCGCCAGAGTGCAAGTTTCAACAGCCCGAAGCGCGGCTGGTGGTGACGGATGGCACCCAGGTGGAAGGCTATGCCAGCCTGTTCGGCAAACGCGATCAGGGCGGCGACGTGGTACAGAAGGGCGCCTATGCGGGCAGTCTTTCGCGGCTGACCACGCAGGGGCGCGCGGTGAAAATGCTGTGGCAGCACGATCCGACCCAGCCGATTGGCGTCTGGGACGAGGTGCGCGAAGATGCGGTGGGCCTGTGGGTCAAGGGCCGCATCCTGCCCGAAGTCGACAAGGGCCGCGAGGCGGTGGCCCTGCTGGCGGCGGGGGCGATTGACGGATTGTCGATCGGCTACCGCACCGTCAAGGCGGAACGTGACGGCAAGGGGCAGCGCCTTTTGTCCGAGCTGGAGCTTTGGGAAGTGTCGCTTGTGACCTTCCCGATGCTTCCCGAAGCGCGGGTTTCGGCCAAGGGCGATGCGCCCGAAGCCGATTTCTGGCGCGGCATGGCGCAGATGTTCGAGACCGCGCGCCAGTCTTTGGCCGCGCGCAACTAGCGGCCTTTCCCCAAACGCAAGGAAACGAAGATGACCGAGACTAAGGCTCGGGCCGGTGGGGTCATGCCTGCTGCCCAGACTGTCACAGGCCAGGATATGGCCGCTTATCCCGGCGCGGAAGTGAAATCCGCAATGGCCGGTTTCCTGAGTGCCTTCAAAGGCTTTCAGGACGATGTGAAACAATCACTTCAACAACAGGACGAAAGATTGACCATGCTGGATCGCAAACAGATGACCTATGCCCGCCCCGCCTTGTCGGCCTCTGCCGAGCTGGATGTGCCGCACAAGAAGGCGTTCGGCGCCTACCTGCGCAGTGGCGATGATGACGGGTTGCGTGGCCTTGTGCTGGAAGGCAAGGCGATGTCGAGCGCCGTGGCCGCTGATGGTGGCTATCTGCTGGACCCGCAAACGGCGGACAGCATCCGCTCGATGCTGGTGGCGACGTCAAGCCTGCGGGCGATTGCCAATGTGGTGCAGATTGATGCGACCTCGTTCGATGTGCTGATCGACCGCTCGGAAGTCGGCTCGGGTTGGGCCACCGAAGCGGTGGCAACGGCGGAAACCGCGACGCCGACGATCGAGCGTATCTCGATCAAGCTGCATGAATTGTCGGCGATGCCGAAGGCCTCGCAGCGCTTGCTGGACGATTCCGCCTTTGATGTGGAAGGCTGGCTGGCGGGCAAGATCGCCACGCGGTTCATCCGCGCCGAAGCGGCGGCCTTCATCAACGGCACCGGGGTTGATCAGCCGAAGGGGATTCTGCTGCCGCCCAAGGTGGCCAATGCTTCTTGGACCTGGGGCAACCTTGGCTATATCCCGACGGGGGCGGCTGCGGATTTTGCCACCACCAATGCGGTCGATTGCATCATCAGCCTGGTCTATTCGCTGACCGCCGATTACCGCGCCAACGCCAGCTTCATCATGAACTCGAAAACCGCAGGTGCGGTGCGCAAGATGAAGGATGCCGATGGCCGCTTCATGTGGTCGGATGGTTTGGCGGTGGCCGATCCGTCGCGTCTGATGGGCTATCCGGTGCTGATCTGCGAAGACATGCCGGATATCGCGGCAAACGCCTATGCGATTGCGTTTGGCGATTTCAAATCGGCCTACACGATTGCCGAGCGCCCGGATTTGCGCATCCTGCGCGACCCGTTCTCGGCCAAGCCGAACGTGCTGTTCTATGCCTCCAAGCGCGTCGGCGGCGATGTCACCGATTATGCGGCGATCAAACTGCTGAAGATCGCGGTTTCCTGAGTTTGTAACGACTGCCCGGCCCGATTTGGGCCGGGCAATGGACGCGCACCGTAGGGCCGCGCCGTCTGGCTGCTCCCCTCCGTTCAAGCGGTGCGGGACGTGGGTAGCGAAACCTTAAGCGCATGCCGAGGACAGTACACCTCGTAAAATCTACTGAAACTAAAGTATTCG